CAATATCAGAGAACCGCTTATCAAGACCGCTCCACCCCTGCACATTGCCTTTAAGCGCATCATCAAGCTCATTGCGGACGGCTTTGACAGAGCGAACCACATGGTCTGGTGTATTAGGGTTATTCAAAATTCCATCTGCAACTTCACGCGCAGCATGAAACTCTGCTGCTGAACGCCCATAAGCGCCACCTTGTTGCGGATTGCGAAGCACCGTCTCAATCTTCTCCATTGAAGAAGCCACATCAGCACTACGCCCTAACGGAGAACGCCGCGCGGCGTCGATAGATTGCAGAACGGAATAAGCTGGCATTTGGTCTGGCGTAGTCGCCGCCAATGTAGGATATTTCTCACCGGCTTCTGTACGCAGAGCTTGCAGCCGGTCTGTCACGCGCGAGCGGTCAACATTAGGCCCAAGATTGGTGTTAAGCGCGTCCTGCAACCGCTCATTACGCGCTGCATCGCGTACACGCAGCGGATCAGTGACAACAGTGGATACGCCGGGACGGGTAGCGGCATTCTGCGCCACAAGCCGCATGTCGGGAGACACATCGGCCAGCATAGCATTTGGGCCGAGGCGCGTTGCCTCAGACTGAACACGCGGCAAATCCATCGTGCGCGCCATGTCCTCAACATTGCGCTGGGCAACACGAGGCAACGTTGAAAATACATCAGGAGAAACACGGTTGCGGACAAAATCAACAGCCCGACCAATCGCGTTACCAATGACAGGAGCAGCCGCGCCAAGACCGGCACCAGTTGCGCCACCCTTCAAGCCATCATAAACAGCTTGCATAGAGTTGAGATCGGCATCAGACGAAAGATACCCGTAAGGAAGTCCTGCTGAAGCACCGGCAACAGCCCCGCCAACGGCGCGCCCCGGCAAGGCCGTTGCATTTTGCCAGATACGCGCACCTTTGGCTGGGCCAACAATGCCGCCAGCCACTTGGCCCATAAGCCGAAGCGGTCCGCGTTCAGCGTCATCAGCTTTTGAAGCGGATCGCTGTACCTCAAGGTTCTTTGAGTACTCTCCGTACTCGCCACCGATGCCTGTAGCAGCGCCTAGCGCCGCCGCAGCGCGATCAATGCCACCAAGTGTCAGTGTATCAGCCGCGCCACGGACAACAGCATCAGTGCCTCGACCAAAAGATTGCAGCGCCTTGATTACGTCTTCGCCATAAGCGTTATTGGCGGCAGGAGGAGCAACCGCTTCCATGCCAAGATAGTTGCCATTCGCATCAAACGCTGGCGCTAGGTTTTGTGCTGCGTTTTCTGTAGCAACAGGATCAGCCGGACGCGGCTTTTCCTTATTGTCTGTCTTTGGCTTAACGTATTTATCCCATTCGTTGCTCATCACCGACCTCTCAAAATACGTGCAGACATTCCAGCGCCAAACTTTTCATCAAATGTTTGCTGCCGCTCTGGAGATGGGTTTGAGCGTAACGACTGGATTGCTTCCATCGGGAGCCACATATTTTCCTTACCAGACCACAAAGGCGCATCTGGAAGCTCATCGTATTTGCGAGAAAGCACACGACTTGGATCAATGTTACGCTCTTTAGCGCGAGCTGTAATGCCACCCGTGATTTCATCGTGAGCGGTGCGAAGTTCACCCATGCGTGTGCGCGCCATTTCAATCAAGCGCGCGCGTGTTTCGGGCGTCAACTTACCCTGACCTTGAATGCTGCCAATGTAACCTTGCAGCATTTCCGCAAAGGGCGATGACCTATTGACCATGACCATTTCGCCCTCACGCACAACAGAGCCGGGGTCCATGATCTTACCAATGCCATAGACAAGATCGAGGTCAGCTGCGCCTGTGTCATTGGTCGCGCTTTTGACCATTGAACGGTAAATCGGATCAGCCTCAATGTAGCGTTTGGTTTCGCCAGCGCCTGTGTACTCTTTGCGAAGGTTGTCCTCCATTTCCCAAGCTTTGTTTTGGGAAAGACCAGATGCCAAAGTGATATTGCGACCAGCCAATTCATCTGGCGTCAGCATTTTTTGCGTCTGCTTGTTAAAGGCTGCGACAGGGCGACCATCACCATCATACTTGATTTCAATGTCACCGGGGCCGGATCGACGGGCCACATCGCTTTCCACAAGCTTCAGATAAGCCTCTGGGTTTGTGAGGAATGCTTTCCGCTCAACGTCATTAAGGCGGGTATCGCTAGAAATAGTTTGCCGAATTTGTGCCATTTGCTGCTGCTGCCGCACACCTTCTTGCAGCTTTGAGAACTTCATGGCGCGGTCCAAAAGGCCATCCATGCTTCCGCTAATGTCGCCACCGCCGCCGCCACCAGACGCGCCAAGGTTTGGAGCCGCCACGGGGGCCATCCCCTGATAGCCAGAGACTGCGTTGCCAATGCCGCCAATAATCATCTGCATGGCTTGCATCTTGCGGTTCTTTTCTTGCTCCGCGCCATACGCATCAATCAGGCTTTGCGGCATACCAAGGTCGCGCATGGCTGCCATGGACGGATCAACGGCAGGCTTGTCTGAGCCGCCACCAAAGAAATCGAGAATGCCCATTAGATCAGCCCTCGCGGTTGTTTCTTCTGCATCATTTGCTGCCACATCTGCGCGGCTTGCTGGCGAACTTGCCCTGAGTTGTCATCAATGCGCGGCGCTTGGATCGGCTTCTGGTCGCCGCCTGTGAGCGCGTTGACCGCTGTGCCAAGCCCCTTGGCTGCCATCATGCCGCCGCTCATCTGGTCTTTCGTCCAGCCGCTTGCGCCTTTGGCAAGGCTATCACCACCACCCATCAACCCGCCCATATCGCCAGCGGGAGAGCCACTATCGCCACCCCACGGCACATAGGCAGGAGACGCACCATCAAAGGCTGGCGTCATCGCATTTGGATCGTTCGTTGCTTCTCTGTCGCGTTGGCGCAGAAAATCAAAAAAGGGGCTGTTGTAACCAAACATCTAAAGCCTCACAGAAGGCCGCTCACCATGCGGCGGCGATATTGTTCTGGGATGAGAGTGGAAGCGGCGGAGACAGGATCATTGGCCGACAAAACGGGAGCCATGATTTGCGGACCTTGCTGCTGCTGCCGCCCGCTTGTCCCCATCTGGTCAAGCCCGTCGAGCAGACTTGCAATGCTGGACCGAGGCACATCGTACCCAGCCACCTTTAACGTATCGGCCTGACCACTTGGCGCTGATGCAGTCTCAATCGAGCGTGATTGATTAGGCCGATTGGCTTGAGCAATCATCGTTGGTGCAGGCGGCGTTGCACTCGGCATCTCAAAGCCGTCAGCCGCAGGCGATCCAACGGTCGTGACAGGCTTTCCTGTCCATTCAAAGTGCATCGGATCAGGGCGTGACTTCCAGTCGCCGCCCCATTCCAGACCGCGATTGCGCGCTACATCAGAAATGTTGGAAGGCATGTCTGTGGTCCGCGAACCAAGCGGGTTCGTGGCTGCGTTAATGTCTATCGCGTTACCAAAAGCATGTTGGGAAAGCGTATCGCCACCACGAATGTTGCGATAGTTGAAGCCACCATCCGACTTAATATCGTAACCAGAGCCGCCAAGATCGTTCAAAAGCCCTTGGAATGATGGCGCAGCATCCTTGTGAACGACAAAACGCTGCCCATTAGGAGCAACAACGGTCACAAGATTGTTTTTCTGCCAATCCTGTTCAAGCGGATCACCAAAATTGGCAACGCGGGCATAGTTCGCCATAGCGTTAAGCCTTCTTGATACGGTTCTTCGGCACCGCCGGATTAAACTTGACCGCCTTCTTGCCAGCGACTTCCTGCGTAGCTCCCGGCATCTTCTCCTCAATGTCATCGGCCATCAGGCCAACCACTTTAGGATAGGATTTCGGGTCGCCCTTGTAGCGGTACGAATACACATCAAGGCCGGTGTCCTTATCCTTGCCGACCTTCTGCACGTCCGTCTTCATGTCCTCGTCAGACATCATAGCGAGGCCGAGAATGGCGCTACCAGCACCGCTGGCGACACCGCCCCAGTTTGTCGGGCTGGATTGCTCAGTAACTTGCGTCTTGCCGTAGGGCGACATGCCAAGCGCCGAAAGAAGGATGTTAAGCTGTTCCTTCGGATAGTCGCGGGCTTCATTGAAGCGGCTCTGAGCGTCATCGAGATAACGCTGTTCCTGTCCTTGCTGCATCTGGCCAAGCGTGAGCATCCGCGTAATGTCATCTGACATTGACTTGCGGCCCTGATCGGCAATGCCGCTCATGGTTTGCGCTGCCGTCAGTTGGCGGTTGGCGTTCTGCATACCCGCTGATTGATTGGCGAGATCACCCTGCAAAGTACGGTTCTGATCGGCATTGATTTGCTGCATCGCGCGGTCATACGCATCCGAGCGGAGCTTGGCGCTGAGATCGCCCGCCTGTTTCGTACCTTCCGCAATCGTGACGCCTTCCGAAATGCCCTGACGCGAGCCGCCAAAGGCACGCGATGTCGCCGCTTGGTCGCCAATCTTGTTGACCGCAAGCTGCGTGGCCCCTTGGATATTGCGAAGCGCGTTGCTCTCCACCTGATCCAGATACGGGTTCATGTAAGCGCCAACATTGGCATCCGTGAACTGACCGGCGCGGACCTGATCGGGCTGGTACATGCCAGACTGGTTAGCCATGGTAACGCCAGCATCATAGACCGGCTGATACGCGCCAACATTGTTGCGCGAGTAATCCATGGCGCTCAGTTGGTCAGGCGAGAAACCAGCTACCGTCTGGCCTTGGTAGGCTTGGTAAGGCTGGTTCGCCACTTGCTGCGCGAATTGGTAATTCTGGCCCGATGCCTGCTCAACCCATTTGGGGAGTTGCACCTGACTGACTTGTTGCTGCTGACCGCCGCCGCCACCCATGTGTCTGATCCTTATCGAATGAAATATGTGATGAGTTTTGCAGCGACAGCACCGACCGCCGCGCAGGCAGAGCCGATCAGGAGGAACACCTTCCACCCGCCCTCTGCCTTGTTTACTTTTGTGAGCAGTTCCCGCACGTCTTTGCGGGTCTCGTGAATTTCACGCTCTAATTGAGCAACCGTAGCCTCAAGCTGGCCGTACTCACGGAGATTGATTTCGCTCATCAAACTTAGTCCTTGCACCAAGCCGCGCGCCGCGCGTTCTGCACTTTCACTTGCACAATAGTCTCCGCTGTATCCTGCGAAGACCATCGAATGGGCCGCCAGACGCTGCATTCAGTCTCGCCGGAAACCGTCTGACTCGTGCAGTTTGTTAGGATCAAAGAGAAGGCGACGAGTGCGCTCATCCGCATCCAACGCATTTTGAAGCCTCTTGAGTTCTTGAACTTGCTGGCGCGTGATGACACGATCAGCCGCATCCTTCTGAATTTTTAGATACGCCCCAACGCAAATCATCATAAGGCAGATGCCCATTGTGATGATGCGACCAAGAGGCGAGAACAGGAGCGGAAGAAACGGCATCAGTATCCGTCCTTATCCATGCGTTGTTTGCGCCAGTACCAGATCGCACCAGCCGCGATGACAACCAGAACAAGAACAACGAAATTTGGGTTCTTCAGCAGATCAACCACGCTCGTTAGGCTGTCGCCCGTCTGCTTAATTTGATTGGCCACATCATTGGCAGCCGTAAGGGTTGCCGCACCACCAGCCAGCAAGGCCGCGTTGCCCTCTTTGGACTGACGCATCTTGCGCGGCTGATCTACTGCTTGAGGCATGATGCCTTCCGGCTTCTGATCGCTCGGCGCACCACGCCAGAAATCCGCCTCAGACTTGCGGCGGCTCACCAAGCCTTGCAGGACCTTGCCGCCTGCGCGTGTCCATTTCATCAGTTCTTCAGGGACAGCCTGATAGTCGCCCGCATTGAGCTTCTTTAGCAGCGTTGACTTGCGGAACGCGCCAATACCGACATTGAAGACAAACGAAACAAGCGTATCAAACTGCCGCTGATTGAGCGTGACAGAGACTGCCGCATCCACATCACGCTCGATCTGAGCGAGGTCACGGCGCAGGATGGCGCTTGCCTCATCAGAGGTAATCCGCATTCCAGAGACGGGCTTCGGATCGCCCATGGCTGCCGTATGGCCGACGCCGATTGTCCACACATTCGCCGGACAAAGGTATGCAGTCAGCCGTTCGCCCTCCCACCGTTTAATGAGAGCAATGCCAGCGTCAGACGTTTTCATGGTTAGAACTCTTTGACGTAGGTGCGGGTCGTTTCGACCCATCCCGCGCGGTCAATCTCAAACTGGCGCATCCAGCCAGGGCGACCAAAGGCGCGCAGACCGTCGCATAGATTGTCGCGGGCAAAGGCCTCCAAACGCGGATAGATTTTTTTCAAATCAGCGAGGTTGCCTATCGCAAACACGATCTCTAGGTATCGCTTGCGAGGGAAGTCCACGATCTGCGTCACCACCCAGCTTTCGCTTTCGGCAAACGACTGCATCGTGCCTTCATTGATTTCATGGAGAAGGTCTTCCAGCGTGTAAGTGTCACCCGCAACGGCCAGAGCCTTGCGGAGCTTTTTCTTAACGCTCAGTCCCATCCATCACCGTTCTGACGATGTTGCCAGAGTTATCGACCGTAATCGCCCACGCCTTGCCATCAGGCGCTTGCAGGATAATCCGGCCAATGGCCTCATCCTTAGAAACGACCGGCAGAAAGGCTCTGCGGATCGCCTCAATCACTTGGATCATGTAGGACGGCGTATAAGACGGTTGCGGGTTTGGAAGATCGACGTTCATCGCCTTCCCCCTGCCCTCACATCCAAGCGCACAGGCCCAATCGACCAATCCACATCCTGCGTGGCTTCAACCCGCATCCGTGCCTCACGGGCATTCACGCGGGTATCAACGTAACCATCTGCGCGCGGTGCATACGGCCCAAACACGCGCTCTGTGCCTTCTGGCGTCATCCGGCCATAGAACCGGAACCGCATCGAGTTAGCGCCGCGTGCGTTGGCAGGGATCATCTGTTTGACCTCCACCAGCGTAGCGCCATTCTCAAGGCCCAAGGCCCCCGTCTCAGCCCAGACAGACCCGACGCGGCTATTGCCTGCTGCCGTCCAACCATACTCATGGTCGTAAATGTATTTATCCACGCCCGCCATAAACGGACGCTTGCGAACGGAAGCCGGAGCCATGGCCGTGCGCGGCAAGCTGCCGATGGACCACCACTTTTCCGAGTAGTTCCAGATCACATATTTATCGCACTCAGTCTGGCCTACAGACGGGTAGAAGAACCAAACCTCTGGGAACGTGCCATTCCAGCACCCAAAGGTCTTGGTTGGCCCACTGATCGGGTCAATGTCAGCCAGAACGTAGTCCAGCACATCGCACTGGATCGGCGCGAAGGAGCCGCCGTCATAGAGGCGGAAGCCCGTGCGAGAGAGCCATACGCAGCGGCCCTCAAAGGTCGCAAAAGCATTCGGGGCAATCAGGCGCGTCTCGCCAAGGATTTGCGCGTTATAGACAAACGGCGATCCGACAAATCGAGACAAGAAAACTTCGGACTCTGAGAAGATCAGCGTCCCTTCCCGCACCTTTGCCATCGAGCGCAAAGGCGTTGACGCCTCAATGTCCAAATAGCCCGCCGTGTTGGTCGTGCTGTTGAACACCCAATCCGTGAAGTCCTCGCGCGAAGACCAAGCAAACCGTCGCGGGTTGCCATCAATCCCGATGACTTGCACATGGCGCTCTGGTGTTACCAGAACAGCCGTGCAGGCACGGGCCACATCGTTGAGCGTTGCCACACCACCAGCCGAGGAAGCATTAGCCGCCGTTTGCGCGTAGGTGATGGTGGTCGCGCTCGGTGTTGAGGCGATGGTGAACGTGCCGTTGAAAGAGGTATCCGTAACGCCCGTAATCGTGATGCTTCGACCAGTCGTAAAGTCGTGAGGGGCGACAGTAGTAAGTGTAACAATATTCGCGTTACGCGCAACTGTTAGGATGCCTCTTTTGCCAATTTCCAACACATCATTGGTTGGATTGGTCACATCGTAA